TATTGTCAATAAGGGACTGGTGTTTGCCGTGTTTCCTGGCAGTACTACCTTTGCATCTAAAAGTCGATAGATGACTACAGACGGAGATGAGAAGTGAGGTCGAAAACAGAGACAAAATAAAAATAGATAAAGAAAAAGTAAGTATAGTTTCCTGGATAAACGGTATATACATATTTACGAATAGATAAGAATACGTATATATTATATACGTATTACGTTCTATACATATAGTTATATATAAAAGAATATTCATAATCATAATAGTGCGTTATACTTCATCTCTTTATTCATTTTTAGACGGCTTGTCAAGCTGATAATATAGTTTATTGTTAGTTTCTTTTACTTTTGCCTTCATAATTACTTTGTTTTATTCATCTAACTTGATATGTGTAATCCCTTTCTCTTTCAGCTCAGCCAATATCATCTTCACTAAGTCGTAATACTTTCGATTCTGAAAAGCAATATTAAGAGCGTCTTCTGCATCGTTATGATATTCTTGAACATAATTTGTGATTGCTTCTTCGAACGCATCGCAGTCAACTCCCTCGTAGTAGTCGCTGAAATCAATAATTGATGTCAATTCACAGCATTCTTCATGCCCTTTGAAAGACCACGCTTCACCGCTATTGTCTCGGATAAACTGTCTGCGGTATCTTTGTCCTTTGTGAATTATGCGATTGCACAATTCGCAACGATACTCTTTTCGCGCAATAGGCTTAGATTCATCTATTAACTCCATATGCTAATCTACTAATTTTACCGCTGCATCATACTCATTCAATGGATTAAGCATGGGCATTAGGATAATGTGTATGTCATCGTTTAAAACAAATTCATTAGCTGTTATATCAGGGTTATGTATTAACTTAACAGAGGTTATTCCAAGGAAATCCAGTGCAAACTTTAGTTTACTAATAACCCTTGCCCTAAAGTAAGCGTTACCAATATTTATAACGGCATTTTCATCTGTAATCTGCTTTCCTGTCTTCTTGGTTCTTTCAGGTTCAATTTCTCCAGTACCATCACATACTGGGCAATCAGATTCACGTTCGTGTGTATGTCCGTGAATGTCCATATACTCCCAAGTAACATAGCCACTTCCGTTGCAATCTTCGCACTCAACTGCATCTTGAATAACAATTTCTTCATCAATTTTAGGACACTCATCCAATGCTTGATTGACAGCCTCTAAAGTGATTTTCTTATTACAAGCACTCACTAACTTTGGAAAAGCTAACTTCTTTTTTGGATATTCATTAGTAAGAGCTTTGGGATTTATCCGAATCAGGACAACTCCATCAGAACTCCAAACCTCATTGTAATTCGTGTTGAAAAAAGGTTCAGTAAGTATCTCTTTTATGTGGGTTTTATCACAGAACTTATTTAGCAGTTCCGCTTCATTCTTTATCTTCATAGTTCTTCTATTTTAATCAATTAATTTAAACTCATACGTTACCACCCATGGATTACTCTCCCACGTGCCTTTACCACTGATTTTATCAATTAAGTCTGCGTAGGCTCTTTGAGGAGAAGAGAAAAATTTAAGAATATTGTCATACATCCGTCCCACTTTACGCTTGACAGCGAAAAAGTAAGCATCCTCTCCAATAATTGAAAATGATTCAATAAATATTATACCTTCCTTAAGGCAATCTTCTTCAGAAATATCTTGCAAGCGTTCAAGCTTTATATCTGTAATCCTGATATGGTGGGGCATTAAGTTGCCCCTGACGAACATTTTATTCGTCCATCCAGCCTTAAATTCTCTATTTATAGAACCATCTGCATTTATTATAATATCGCTGTACTCCGCCATACATTCGATAATATCCTTATAAGGTTGCGCAATCGCAACAATATCTCCGACTTTGTAAGGCAGGTGCTTTACAGTTTCTTCCCAATTACCAAGCGGTGTACCCTCTTTCAGTACTCGCCTTGTCATTGTCTTTGTTCCGTAAAGTACTGCCAGCGTGAGGCAATACTTGTCTGAAAACATTATCTTTTTCATACGCTTTATTTTATAAGTTCTGGGTTGTCTATTACGTTGCCCAATACTTCTATGTTGCTTGCCCAATAGGTTAGACCTATGTAGCTACTTGCGCCAATCTGCTTTGCACAAAATCCATCATTACGCCACATTATTATATATTTAATATTTGGATCTCCAATAGAAATTATATCTCCCTCAAATATTTTAACTCCGTTCTTGTCAGTCAATCCTGTGTACTGCCCGATTGTGTCAGGGCTGACAGCATAAAGAATATATGCCTCTTTCCACGACTTAGGTACACAGACGCTGATACAAGGTACATTACTCGGTGCTGTTAGTCCATAGTTGAACAAATGTCCGTAAAGCCATACTCCTATACCAATAGATTTCCCTCTGAATAAAATTTCTCTGTTCATAATAGCAACACTTTTAAATCTACTATTAACGTTTTATACTCTTTTTCCCGAGTGGGTACAACCTCATACATCCAAGGTGTGCTACTTTTAACCTTTCTTCTAAGAACAGTTTACGACTTCTGGGGTTGTTTGAATAAGAAAAAGCAGGATGTATGCTTCGCCCTTCTTCGTCATATACTTTCCCATCATCCGTGAAACCAAATACAGAGTATGGCTTACCATTAAAGGTTACGCCTTTACACTGTTCGTTGTTATATTCGATACATTCTTTTAGAATTGACTTTGGAACGAAGTAGCCAAAGCGGAAAACACGCTCATCTGTGTCGTGGTAGTTGTCTTTTTTGAAGTCTGCCTTAAAGTCCTCAAAAGAACGCTTAATTTCAACCTCAGTGAGGTATCCATTTTTATCTACAGCTATAAGGTCTGCTTCATGGTTAAGAAAGCCCCATGACAGGTTTGGAACTATAATATTTGTTCTAACACCGCCTAAGTATGCAACAATGATACTTTCTATCTCTTTAACTGATAGCTTTGTTTCAATCATAACCCCAACACTTGTTTAATTTGTTTCTTATAGTGTTCGTTTGCTGCCTGCTTGGTTTCCTCTAAAGAGCTACCAGGAGGGAGTGGAATTTCCTTTCCGTTAAAACGTAACAAACATATTCCGAAATCATCAATGTTATATCTACCAAAATATGTATCTGCATATTGGAAATATTCAATCCCTTTCCACTCCATTTCAGGCAAACTATCCATCACGCTCTCACGCCCTGCGTTGAAAGCTGCCTTGATGTCGTTTTCTTGAAAGAAAGGCCCATTAAAGAAGTTGATATCCTTGAAGTTCATAGCATTCTCTCTTGCCTTTGTGAGAAATTCTTCTGCTAAATCTTTCTGTGTCATATTGATTTGCTATTTATTATGTAAATAAATCAAGTTGCTTTACAATTTTACCGTTAAATGAGGAAAGAAAAATTTTTACATTTATTTCCTCTTAAGATTCTGTTTCTTGCCCGATTTTAGCATATGTACTCCCATAAGGAAACAACGCTGGCGGAAAGCCATATCATCTTCATCATCTTTCTTTCCCCAGCCACTTTGTGGTGCAGATCCGCCTCCAGCACTCTGTGATATTTCAGTTGCCTTATCTAGAGAACCTAAGAATAGTGCCGTAGCAACAAGCGCAACTTGGCTAGAGTTTTCTGCCATCTGTTCAAGCATAGAACCATTAGAGAAACCTTTTGTTGCTTCGTCAAAAGCAGCACGCTGTTCAGGTGGCAAAGACTCTCTGTAAGCATTTAGTTTCTCGCTTTGTTTTTGAGCTTCAACAGAAGCCATATTCCATCCCACTGCCTGCATATCTCGTAAAGTTTGCGAACTCAAATTAGGCATAGATGTACGCATTTCGTCCTTGATTTCTTTGTACCTCTCCTGAGTTACATCAGTCTGTCCCTTGATTAAATCGAGTTTCTTTTCTGCCTCTACAAGTTTTTCTTGTTTGTCAATTATTTTTATCTTTGTTTTTTCAAGATCATCAAGGATTCTTGCTCGTTCAATATCCGCCTGTTCCTTGGTAATTCTACCAGCTTTGACATCTTCCTCTAACTTTTCAATCTCATGCAATAAGTCAGACTTATGTCGTTCAAGATTAGCTATCATAGTAGTAAGACCCTTCAATCTCGCCTCTCCATGTTTGATTTCTTTTTCTTGTTCAGATAGCCTAACTTTGTTTCTTGATATTTGCTTTTTCTGCTCTGCAACATCTTCTTTTAAGCTATCCACTTGTCCCTTCAGTTCCTCTCTTTTTTGTGCATAATATTCACCCATTGTTCTATGCTTACGCCCAGTTTCTGCAATACTGTCACCACGGTCAAGAGAGTACTTCTTATTAACTTCAGAAAGCTCATTATGAAGGTTCGTCATACGCTGACTAAATTCAAATTTACTCTTCCCAGCCATTACCACTTTCCAAGAGAATTTATTCTGCTCTGTAATTGGTAAAATTGTGCAATGGATATGTGGATTTGTTTCATCAAGATGTACTATAAAAGCTGCAATGTTTTTCTCTCCAAACTTTCTACTCATAAAGTCGTACATATCGACCGCCCATTTTTCAATTTCAGGACTGCGAGTTATATGCGAATTGTCAGCCCCTTTTTCCAAATTTACCTGCTGATCACCAAAGGCAAGATGGTGCATCTGTTCTCTTGATCCACCAAGAATGAAATTAGCAATTGTTCTATACTTTGGATCATCCAGTCCGACATTAGGATCAATGATGTTTCTTGCAGCCAAATTCTCTTTTATTCGTTTTGGAATGGATAGCTTTTTATCAACAGGAGTAACCACTCCACCATTACGAACTTCAAAATTGAGGTGTTCACGAGTGGGGTCAAAAGCATACGAAAGTTTACGCTTATATGCTTCCTTTGAGAAGTTTCTTAGATGCTCATTACTTTGTGCTGTGGTGATGCCTTTAGATGCCATCAAATCCATTACTTGTTTTGCCATATTGCATTATTTTATAGTTTCAGGGGGGGGTGGTCTCTGATAAACTTAGGGGTGGTCCCTGGGGGGTGGTCCCTTATATAAAAATTATCAAAGGGGTGGTCTCTCGTTTTTGCGAGTCAGGGACCACCCCCTAATCTTTGATATTTTGGGGGTGGTCTCTGGGGGTGGTCCCTGGCCTTGTAATTTATTGAAATTGTGATATTTATTTATTTTAGAAGGGGTGGTCCCTGGGGTGGTCCCTGAAATGAAATTATCAGGGGGGTGGTCTCTCGTTTTTGCGAGTCAGGGGACCGGCACCACGCTCTTTTTGTGGGGGGGGGGCGGGGCG